ACATTATGAATCTGCGTATAGGATTTTCTGGTGTTTTTTCTTCCTGATATTTTGAATCAACAACAAAACCTTGGAACAAATAGCTTTTCTTTTTCCAATACTTTCTTCCCATGTCGGTAAGACTTTCATCCTTGAACCAAGTACGAACCTCGGTTAGAATTGGACATGTTTCATTCCACATTTCCATACATGGAACTTGAATAACAACTGGTTTAGAATTCATTTCACCCTTAATACCAGCGAAAGGTAGACGAATAACTGCTCGTTCAACCCAGAAGAACGAGTTTGAAGGATCTCCATCTTGGAGGAATCGAAGAGTTGCTGTTTGACCCTCTGTTATGTTCCAGTGTGGATACACTGAATTGTCAAGACCGACTGAACCAGAGTTTTGATTAGATTGTTGTAATTTTGCGCGAATTTCCGCTAAAGTTGCCATAATGTTTCTCCTTAATAATATGCCTTTAGTTATGTGCCGCTCTTTAAAGACCAACTGATCAATAAAGAAAGAGTGCATAATCCGTAAATTATACACTCTTATTTAGTAAAATACAAAAATTTTGATTAAATTTTTCTTAATCCAGCTAGTTCCTGAATTCTTGAAAGACCTTCATCATCCACCGGACTTAGACTGTCAACTGATTTTTGATGTTTCATTTCCCAGTTTTTTGTCAATTTTTCCATCATTTTTTTAGCTAACAAGCCTGCTTTTTGACCGACTTTTTCATTATATTTTTCAGTCAAAGTTTTTTCGACTTCCAAACACACAGATTCTTGACTTCTGAATGGTCCCACATCTTCATTGGCAGCATTATAGAATCTTTTTACGATACTTTTTATTTCTTCTAATATTTTAGAATCCTTGTCTTTATTTGAACTTTCTTCCATATTTTGTCTATTCATTGCTTCCCAGTCGTCGTAACTGATATACATGTCTGTATCGGGATCATAATACTTCCCTTCTTTAGGGTCATAGTAAACTACTTTACCATTATTTGCGGTAAAAGGCCCTTCTAACCCTTTACGTTCCTGATAACGTTCTCTATCGATTCCTGGCATAATACGATAGCCTTCCGCCATACCTTGCTGGGTAGGAACTGTAGGTGCTTGGGGTGGTTGTGCTGGAGCCGGTGCTGGGACAGGTTCTGAAGCTGGTTCTGGAGCAGGTTCTTCAGCGGGAGGTTCTTCAGTTGATTTTCCCTCACCACTAAAAAGCTCAGAAAGATCTTCCATCCATTCTGGATGGGTATCTTCTACCCATAATTTAAATTCTTCCATGGCTGGACCATCTATACCAGCGTCATCTTGATTGGCAGTTTCAGCACGGGTTTTTAGTTTTTCACCTAAAGTTTCGGCATCTGCTTCGTCAAGATCAAACAATTCAACTAATTCATTGAGCGCAACCATACCGTCAGGCCCCAACGATATTTCTGACAATTTATCTTCTAAGGTTTGGTCTCCCAATTTTTTTTCTAACTCTGTTGTATTTAGTCTACCTTCTTCGATAGATGAGGCCCATTCTTCAAATTGAATATCTGGACTTTTTGCTCTAGAATATGATTCATTATTTTTACTATCATCATCTAATTTTGCGTATTCTTCTAGATCTATTTTTTCCTGCATTATATTGTGTATAAGTGGAAAAAATTTACCAAGTTCTTCATTGAAATTTTGTTGTGTAAATTTAGATTTATAATCTTCGAACTGGACAGGATCCAATTCTGTAATCAACATATCATCATTTTCAGTTTCATTAAATTCAGCGATCCATGCTTCATAATTTTTTCTTCTAGACAATGATTCTAGTTTCATTTTTAAATCATTTAATCTACCCAATGCTCTTTCTTTAATTCCTATAGCATCATCATTTAATGTAGTGTGCTGAACATGTTTTTGAAATTCTTGAAGTTGAGCAATTTGTTCACTCATTTCTATGATAGCTCTACCAGCTTTATCGTGTGGAACTCCACCATTATTAACATGTTGTGCCATCGCAAACGCACCTCTAGCATCATTTAGAGGATATTTAAATCTTTCACCCTCTCCATTTTGAATGAAAATGCTTTTAATATTACCTCTACGACTTCTGCTACCTGGAAATTGTTCATCAACTGGACTATTATGTCTTATTATTACTTCGGTCTTTCCATTAACGGCTCTACTAGTCTTTTTTGAATTTCGTCCATTCCAACGGGATTCGTTCATTTTTTCCATGGGTGGCTTATCCTTTTCTTTTTTTGTTGATAAAAATTTAAAATCATTTTTATCTAAATTAGATTTTGAAATATCTCTCGTATCAAATCTTAATAGTCTTCTCATTGAGAATAATCTCATTTCTTTTAAAAATCTATACCAAAGTTGTTTTACATCTGGTTCTTGATCTTCTGTAATACCTTGACTATAGTATAACTTTAATTTTCCAGCATCGTTAATATTAACGCTTACTCTTCCAAAATTTGAATCTTCTATCATAAAATCAAAGTCAAAAAATCTTGCCTGAGTAGGATCTATGGTTACATTACCATTTTCATCACCCATCTCTAAGTTTTTGAATCTACTTCTGACTTTATCGAAAAGATCACTAGCTATAATTTCTATTGGTTCCATAGTTATTATTTATTAAAAACCGTTAATATAGATTGGCATAGGAAGAACCCAATTTTCATTATCTTCCTCTTTTAGTTTGTCATAAACTACGGGATCCCAATCTTGAAGTGTCATTATCATTCTAATTGCCAACAAAATACTGCTAACCAAATCGTCATTTGATTCTGATTTTCCAGCAAAGCTCAAACCTTTGGCAACATAAGTTTTTAGTTCGCTTATCAAAGATTTAGAATATATTTTTAATTTGTCATTTTCAACCAATTGTTTTAATTTAGCACAAGCAGATATTTTACTGGTATGAGTTGTATTAAAACCTTTTCTAAATTTTCTAACATGACCTCTTTTTACAGGTTCACTTAAAAATAGACCAGGTATAGTATCTTCACCCAATTCATTGATTGCTATCAATGCTGCTTCACCTATGGCGTTATTTTCAACACTGTAATATAAACTCAATTCTGAATTTTTTTTGTCGCATTCAGATTTAATGTAATTACAAATGTCTTTTAAAATTCTAACTTGACCTTGAATTGGTGTAGTATTATGATACCATTCACCCACCTGTTCAAAAGAAGGTAATTCTATTATTTGAATAGCAGCGGGATCTCCACCAGTTCCCAAACTTGGATCCAATGCCACTATATAAGTACTTTTAGAATTTATTTTTTTGTACCACCTACATTGTCCCATTTTCATTTTTGGTTCAATTCCTTCTAATTGTGCTAGTTTTATACTGCTTATTAGAGTCTCATCAAAAATTAAGAATTCTATATTATGTTCTCGGCGAAATCTTTCTTCTCCAATACGGCTACGTTCAGCATCTTCCCAAGCCTTATCTCTTTCTGGATGTTCATTCCATTTTACACTATAAGGATAAAATCCGTTTTTACCTATGTCAGTTTCATTTCCAAATTCATCATATTTTTTATTAGCTTCTTTCCAGATTTGAGCAAACTGATCTTCATCGGAGTTTGGTGTACTTGTTATGATTGCTTTACCACCTGTTGCTAGAGTCGGTGATATAGATGCCCAGAATTCTGAAGCTATGTGTGGGGGCACATAACTAAATTCGTCACAGTACAATAATGAAAGACTCATACCACGACCTGTCGTTTCAGTCGTTGTTTGAGACATTATTCTACTATTATTATCAAATTCTATACTTTCTTTATTATAACTTTTACATCCTGCTTTTATAAAATTAGGGCACATTTCATAGGCATATCTAATCCTAGACATTATTTCTAAAGCACCACCATATTTGTGAGCGGCGATCAATATAGTACTATCTGGTATAAACATGGCATACCAAAGCAAATATCCTGCTGCGGTTGTAGTTTTACCCAATTGACGACCCAACATGTTTATGTTAAATCTATGTTTATGATAACTGTCAATTAATTTTCTTTGATATTCATAAGGTTCGTATTTGATTTTTCCTTTAGTAGGATGTTGAATATAGAAAAAATTTTCTAAAAAATAATGTGGTCCCGTATCTGGATCCATACATTTTGCTAACGCATCAAGATCATCTTCTGTAAATCTTTGTGTTATATTAGCTTGTTTTACAAATTTTCCATCTAAATTATTGCTTGGCATAATTATATTTAATGTTTTATTTTAATATTTTTGTTTCTAATTCTTGTTTAGCGTGTGTAGTGATATCATCATAAGATATTTGTGAAAATCTATTTTTAATATTTTTTTCATTTTCAATATCATAATTTTTCAAGATGTCGTGAATCGTTATTACCATTTCTTTCCAATCATTTACTTCTGTTATTAAATCACCGTAATAATTAATACTGCTTTTTTCACTTATTATGTGTTTTCCATTAGTTAATAGATATCCTAGTCTAGGTTGTTCTTGTTGTCTTACACTAGGCGCATTGTGAATATTGATTATAATTTTTGATCTATTGATATAGTTTTCAATTGTTGGATGAAAAATATTTGTTAAACAAACAGCGTTTACTGTTTCATGTATATGAAATAAAACATCACTTAACCATTGACCTCTTTTTGGTGACGCTGTTCCATAAAACAAAACATCTATATCTCTTGTTGAATCGTTAATACGATATTCATTTTCAGAAGTATATAAAAATGGTTTAAATTTAGCGTTTATACCATGTAACTTTAGAAGTATAACGTTTTGATAATCATAATCCCATACTTCATCGGCTTTCTTTAATTCTGCTATTATTTTTTCTGGTTTCCACCAATGATCTATTGTACATAATGGTTCCATTTGATAAACTATTAGTTTACATCCAGGGTGTTTTATTCTAAATTCGTTGATGTCAGAATAAAGATATAATGAAAAAATCAACACGGAATCATGAAGCTCGTTGTAATATGAATTCTTGGCCATAGTAGAAACCATATACCAAAAAGAAGAATACCTAGTTGGATAATAAAAATACATATTATGATGTTAAAAGAAATATTTATAGATAAAAAAAGGGAATATAAAAATATTCCCTTTGAAAAAGTTAAAAATTTATTAACCTACAAATTTTTTATATTCTTTCATTAAACTTTCGTACATTTCATCTGCATGTGCGCGTGGCATCGTACCATTCATTCTCTTACCTTTTTGTGGATGTCCAGCAGGATCTTGATTGTGCATAGATTTGTTAAGCATCGCATCTCTACCTATTGGCGGGACATTGGTAGGGTCTTTTGGTGTATTAGAATATTCTTCAAGATTATCCTCAGAATCCTTTGAAAATCTTGATCTAATGGAATTTTCAATTTCGTCACCCACATGAGCACCTACTATAGCACCCCCAGGAGATCTGGTTAATGCTGCTCCCGCTGCCCCTCCTAGCATAGTACCTGCTAACCCTTCGTTTTCAGGCTCATCGGTTTCTTTTGTTAACTCGTTGCCCAACAAACCACCACCAATTGCTCCTAAAGGACCTAATGCGGCTCCTCCTAACATGGCACCACCTAAAGCACCCTTAAATCCTTCATTTTCGGGTGCGTCTACTTTTGGATTTAACTTATCCATTACAGAACGCATTACTGTGGTACCATCATCCATATCTGGTTCAACAGTAGCAACTGGAGAAGATATTGGTTCTTGTTTACTCATACCAGCTAAACTCATAATATCTTTAAGCATACCACTCAATTCAGATCCACTTCCTGCGGTAATGTTTATGCTTGCTGGAGTAGATGGACGATCCATCATTGAACTACCATAAGACATTCCACATTCATTTATATTTGGGTTTTGTAAATTATATTTTGTTTGTGTACCCGGTAACATTGGAGTAGCTTTTTTCTGATATACTGTCTCTAATTTTTGAAGCCTTGCTTGATTTTGTGCTATTCTGTTTCGCAAAAAGTTCACGTGTGAACTTGAAGCGGGTCTGAGTTTGAGGTCTGGATAATCATCCATATGTTGTTCTAATGCATCCTCGTCAAATTTAATCATCGTCCTAAGAAATTCTATTTCTTGACCTATTTTTTCTGTTTTTTGCGGTAATACGTTTCCCGAACCTGATGGTCTAGGCATTGTCCCTGGTCTAGAAGGCATAACTGGCCCTGATCCTGATGGTTTAGGCATTGTCCCTGGGCTAGAAGGTATAACTTGTTCTGTTTTAATTTTATACTCTGGTCTATTAGGGTTTTTAGAATCTAATTCAGCTAGTCTTTTTAATACGTCTTTCATTTCCATGATTTATTTCCTTGGATCATCAGCTAGTTTTAAAACACTTTTAGTGTTTGGCTCTGAATCAGTATTATATTTAACTGTCTCAGATTCTGGTATTTGTTCACCACGAGCTTTTCTTTCTAATTTAAGAAGATTGTTTAATTCTTTTACAAATTGACTGTTATATTTGTCACCATAAAAATCTTCAAATTTATGATTTTCAGCTTCTTTATATTCAGAATCATTTAACAAAGCACCCTCACGTTTTTCAACGGGTGCTTGATACATTTCTCCTGGTTCATTTGGATTTCTAACAACCAAATTTTGTTTACCTATTTTTAGCTCACTTGATAAAAATTCTGTCAGTTCAAATGGTGTTGTTGGATAATCTAACGTTACTTCAAAAATATTAACTTCACAATTCTTAACTTGTGGAAAATCTAATGGTAGAGTTTGAATTGGGGTTTTGCCTACTTTTTTAAACCCACCAACAGAATATCTTTCTAAACAAGTTTTCATTTTTTGTTCTTGTTCAGAAGAAAAATCTCCAGCAACTTTAACTCGGAAGCTGTATTGTTTTTTGCTTTCAGATAAATATTCTTTAAAATTTTTCATAGTATTTTTATTTATTCATTTTTCTTAATTTTTCAAGAAGGCTGTTACGATCAGTTATAACATAACCTTCACCATCGACTGAATCTTCATCTTTAGTTGAATGTTTTTTGTCGATAGCTAACTTCTTAATTTGAAGATCTACCATTTTTAATTTTTTATCTATTTTGGCGCTTTTTGCTTGAATAGCAGCATTCATCATTTGTGCTGCTATTTCAAACATTCTAGCACTGTATCTTACTTCAACATTCATTCCTAAATCCATTAACGCAGAATATGATTGTTCTGCTTTAACTGCCAAATCATCTAGTTCTTGATCACTAATTTCACCTAGACCCTTGACAACAGGTAAAGCCTTGGATATTTTATCAAATTCTTCTAGTTTTTCTTGTAAATCAACTGTTATAACAGGAGTTTCTTTAACTTCGGGAATTTCTACGGGTTCTTCAGATGAAGGTAAATCAAATAATTCTTCTAGTCGCTTAGTAATTTTAATTCTCCTTATTAAGCCAAACTCGTTTTCCAGCGACAAGTTTCCAGGTTTTTCCTTTATTATGATCGCCGTATTTTTTCTTTTTTTCTTCTATGCTCAAATCTTTCATAATTTGTTTGACTTTTACCGATATTTTTTTCTTAATATCTTGAGATTTGTTTCTTCCAGATAATGCTTTGCTTATTTTTTTTCTTCGTTCTAATGTCCAACTTTTTTTGGAAGAAAATGATTTTTGAGTTCTTTCAAATTTTTCTTTGCTATTTAATTTAGACAGTCTTTCCTTCATAATAATGCTTATTTTTTTTGATTGTTTTTCTTTTTTTTCTGGAGTCCATATAGAATCTATTGATTCAATAAACAATCTTTTCGAATACTCATAAATTTTTCCTGTTGGAATATATCTTCCTTCACCAATATTAACGGCGGAGATCATCATGTGTAGAGCATGTGACATTTTATAAAAATCATTCCCAGAAGTCATTTTAGTGAGCAATAAATGACATATGAAATGTTCTCTAGGAGTTAATTTTACCAAATTACTAGGTTCATTTGTTCCACCCAAAGAAACAGGAATTATATGATGTTTTTCTGTATAAGAATTTATATTTCTAGATTTTGCTTTACAAATTATTGAATTATACCATTTTGTATATTTGTTATTGATAAATATCATTGCTGATGCTCCTATTTAGCGTTAGAGTAGTTGGGGGTTACCGCCCCGCGAACTACACTAATATTTATCAATTTTCGCGTCATTTTTTACTTTCTTTTTCCAACAGATTGGTATATATCACTAGCACTAATTATTCTAAATTTAATTCCTAAATTTTTACAATAAGCGTTTGCTGAGGACCATTTAGCTTGATTTTTTACGTACTGTGTTTGATTAAAAATATTTTTACCTACATGTTCAATCATTGTTTGGTTTTTAGGTTTTATTTCTATAAGTTCAACATGTTTTTTTTGATTTTTATCTACGTAAGAAATCAAAAAGTCTGGAACATATACAGTAGATTTACCAGTTAAAGGATCTTTATATGGAATTCTCATTGGTTCTGATGCCCATTGTTCTATTGCTGGGTTGTTATCACAAAACATCATAAAAGTCATTTCCCAACTACTTCTATATAAAGGTTTTTTCGTTCCAATATATTTTTCGGGATTCTTTATATTATAAAAATCTTTGGCAAATTTAAAACTCATTTTATGCTTTTATATTTCTTAGTATTTCATCGTTAGTCACAAAACTTTGAGCATAGCCCAAAAAACTTGTTTTAACTCGATTGTAATTTAAAATTTCTGAAACTAAGGCACTTATTTCTACATTATCAAGACCTGATAATGTATCCATAATACTCATTGGGTTATATCCATCACGTTTTGCTTGTGTAATAATAGTTACCGATATATTTTTTGAAGCTGATTTATCAAATCCTCTTCTTTCAAAAAACCCTTCCATCGCAGTTAGTATCTCAGAACTTATTTCTATGGGATTTTGATAATACATGTTAAAAGCTCTAACAGTATAATCACTACTGCTTGTTATTTCTTTTTTTGCTGGTAAATTACTGTAATTGTTCATGGCTCTGGATTATTTAAATTTTTTAAGTTTGCTGTTTGAGTTTTATCAACCGTAGCATTTTTGAACAAACCAAGTCCTATATTTCCTAATGTTCCAAAATTTCCATTATTTATAGCTGTTCTAATTTCACCACCAACACTTCCGGGTTGATTGCCAGATGATTGAATATTCCCTAGAACACCTTTTAAAATACTATATCCTTCTTGTTGTAAACCAGCTTTACTTAATTGTTTAATATTTTTTGCTACCTGATTTGCTTGTATGGCTGCTCCCAAGAAATCTAATGGAGATTTTGCGGAAGCAAGAGTTCCAAAAACAGAATCCACACCTGATATAATACCACCTTGTCCAAAAATAGTAGCTGATCCTTTTCCACCAACACCCAATGGACTAGGTGTTTGATCATAATGAAATTTTCCAAAATTTTCTGGTTTTGATTTATTAATTTTATTTTTTTGTTCTGTATTATAAATTACATTTTCGTAATTGACTGTCATTCTATTTGAAAGAATTTTTCCACCTTCAGCTTGATCTAAAGAATCATGTGTCCATTCATTAACTAAAGGATTAATTAATGTATATTGACTATAATTTCCTTGATGTAAAACAAATATATCTATTTTTTTGAAAAAGGGATCTTTTTGATAATTTGCTAAACCATAGTTGTAATATTTTAATCCATATTTTGTATCACCATATGCTTCTATATTTTCTCGCTGTGTTTTACCATAATTACTGTCTTTATAGTAATATTGATAATAACTTTTCCATAGATTTGTAGTTATATTACTATTATCGTCATGAAAATCTATAGATACAGGTTGATATTTAATTTTAGTTTGAACTAAAGTTTTTCTATTATATTGATTTAATTCTTCGACTGTTATAGAGAATTTTGGCAAATCAATTCTTTTTACTAATAATCCGATATTTGGTTTTCCTCGTTGTAACCATTGATCATTCTTTGTAGCTGATTGATTTACTTCAAAAATAATATAATATAAAAACCCAACTTTTGGTGATCTAGCATATGTATCTTTAACATAAAGTCGATCAGCGTGTTGAAAATCTTTTAGATCAGCCCCACTATCAAAAATACCAGATGCTATGCCACTTAAAAAATTCGTAAATGCGTTACTCATGTTATTATTTATAAAATAAAAAACCTAGCCTAAGCTAGGTTTTTCTTTAACTAATTATTTTTTATTAACCTGTGGCTAGGGTTCTAACAGTTCTACCTATTTCGACTCCTAGGCCGGTTCTTTCACCACCTGGTCTATTCAATTGTATAGCATTATCGTAAGATATTGTTAAATCGATATCCAATGGATCATTAGAATTATAATCACCTCCTTGATATGCTACTTTAACAACGTAACATCCTAAAAATTCAAAACTCTCAAGTGGGACAGGTTCAAATGCTCCATTTCCACCATCAAGAACTTCTACTCTCATTCTAAATTTATAATCTATGCCACTAGCAGCACTTGCTTGTTCATAGAAATCAAATTGTTTTTGTAACTGTTCGCCGACTTTCCCAGCCACTGCTCCAGTAACATCATCTCTTAGTTTCAAGCTGACATCGTCCCATTTGTGTCTTCCTGCCAATTTGATAGTACTGTTATATACTGGCAATTCAATTGGGGTAAAACTTACTGATGGACGGCCAACTGTCATAACTTGTTTTGTCAATTCTGTAGCTGGAGTTCCAGCAACTCCAAAGTTTTCTAAAGTAACTCTAAAGCGATACTTTAGCTTAGGCATCAACATGCCTTGAATGTTGCTGTTTTGGTTATTTGCCAACGGAACCGTAAATCTATTTAAACTTGCTATTGGCATTCAATGCTCCTCATAATTTCTATCTAATCCATTTAAGATTTATAATTATTTATCATTTACATAAAAGTTTTTATTTTAGGAAAAAATAAAGGGGACTTAAAAGTCCCCTTTGATAGAATTACGTTAAATTATAATCCTGCGGCTATATCACCAGTATTTTTAATACGCAATGGTATGTAAATAAATTCAACAGCTTTTACTGGCTCGATTGCTATGTCCATATACAATTCAGAGCGATCAATTCTGGCTGGAGTATTATTGCTTTCATCACATACTACAATAAAGTCATATAAAGCTCTTTGACCCACCAATTCAAGTAATAGACTTTCAGCAGCAGCTTTGATTTCTCTTCTTGTTTGAGCGTCATTTGGTTCAAACAAGAATGGTTTGGCCAATTTAGTTAGCTGTCTGCGCAAATACGCAACCAATCTAACTACATTGATTCTATCTAAAGCACTGGCATTTCTAGCACGTGTATATTGCCCAAAGTTTACTATACCTACACCAGGTAATGTGGCAATCGGATTTATTTTTACTGTCGCCATTACATCTCTTAAACTTTCATATAATGAAACAGTTCTAAATTCTCCGCTTTGTCCATCAATATAACCAACTGATGTAGCATTATCAACACCACCTCTTCTTGTTCCAGCAGGAGCGAACCATTGATAACTCTTACTATCACTGTTAATAATAGTTCTTAACATCATATGACTAGGTGGAACTACAATTCTATTTCCAGCATTGTCGTTTGTGAAACCACTTGGATAGAACATTCCCATATATTCATCATATGATACTGCTCCATCATCGCCGTTATCAACTGCTAGAGAAGAATTATTACCCCAATTTGTTAGAGAAGTTCCGGTTGGTTCTAATCTAAATGGAGTATCACCAACAACAAACGCAGTTAATCCTCTATCAACATTCAATGCTATCATGTTTTGAATAACTTCTGGATAACCTGGACATGCTATCAAGTTATATTCAAGGGTATCTGTATCTCTAATAGCAGCATTTGTATCTATTAAAGATTTCAACTCTTTAACAACTGTAGCTCTTTGTGCTTTTCTTCCAAATGTTCCAGATCCATCTTCGTTGTTAGGACTTGCGCTTATCCAACGGTCTGTTTCATAATTTTCCATTGATTCACCCGCACCACTTGGAAAACGTTGGTTTAGACCTTCGTTAGCATAAATGTTTATGTAATTTCTTACATATTGTTTTACATTAAATCCGCTTCTTCTTGTATTCCACAATCTTATACCTTTTGGATATAGAGCGGGATCAGGAGCGTCAGGATCAACATAATTGCTTGTTAGCAAACTTTCTATGGAACTAGGTGTTAGTGTAGCTCCAGATGTTGCCCAACGAGCATCAGCAAAAACCCATCCATCAGGACTAGCTTGATCAGTTACATCTTGAAGAACCCATGTTTTATTAATAGCATCATAAACGTATACATCTTTTCCATAACGTTCCATATTTGCTGTAGATATCCATATATCTCCAGAAACTAAATTACCACCATCAGATCTATCACCATCTTTTGGTTCAACAGCTTTTACTAATGGACCTTTTGGATCTGTTCCACTTGTCAAACTGTAATTTCTATAACCAACCCATTTAGATCCATCATGAATCATGATATCAACTTCATCAACTACATTGTTATACCACAATGTTCCATCTGCTGGATCAGTTGTAGGAGCATTATTTCTTGCTTCATAAACTAATGGCTTCCAATTGGTACCTATATAGGAGAATGATCCATCAGAAATAGTGTATAAATTGGCATTTGTAGCAGTGAAAATACCAGATGTTACCCATTGAGAATCAAATTCAACGTCACCACCTTTTAAATGTGTTACAGATAATTTTTTAGTTACATTGTCATAAGATATAGAAACATTTGTCAAACTATTGGCTAACAATGTAGGTAATCTACTTGCTACACTGGTGGTTGTACTAGGAGCTACAACAGCAGTAACAGTTGCTCCCCATGTCCAAGTATTATTAACTTTTACAGTTTCTCTTATCAAAAATGTAGAAGTTGAGGCATTAGTAGCTTCA